TGCTAAGACTCGTGCTCTAAAAGCAGAATACAGTCTTGAACTCGCTCAAGATCTTAAGGCGATTCATGGTCTGAATGCTGAAGCGGAACTAGCAAATATTCTCTCTACTGAGATTCTTGCTGAGATTAACCGCGAAGTTATTCGTACCATTTATAAGACTGCAGAAACTGGTGCTCAGGTAAACACCGCAACTCCTGGTATTTTTGACCTTGACGTTGACTCCAATGGTCGTTGGTCAGTTGAAAAGTTCAAGGGTCTCATCTTCCAAATCGAGCGCGATGCTAACGCAATTGCACAGCGTACTCGTAGAGGGAAGGGTAACATGATCCTCTGCTCTGCTGACGTTGCTTCTGCACTCACCATGGCAGGTGTTCTTGATTACACCCCTGCACTCAATGCTAATCTTCAGGTAGACGATACTGGTAATACTTTTGCTGGTATTCTCCAAGGTAAGTATCGCGTCTATATTGATCCATATTCCGCGAACTCTGCTCCCAATCAATTCTATGTTGTTGGTTATAAGGGCGCTTCCCCTTATGATGCAGGTATGTTCTACTGCCCTTATGTTCCTCTCCAAATGGTACGTGCCGTTGGTGAGAACACCTTCCAACCCAAAATTGGATTTAAGACCAGATACGGTCTTGTCGCTAATCCCTTTGCGGAAGGTAATGTGGATAACCAAGGTCTTGGTCGCCTTGCTGCTAATAGCAACCGCTATTACAGACGTGTATCTGTAAGGAATCTCATGTGAGTCATATTTAAAACTCAAATCACTGGAGGGGAGAAATCCCCTCTTTTTTATTGTTTTCAAAAATTTCAATAATACAAATATCAATATCAAGTCCTAAATATCAATAAAAACTATGAAGACCTTTAAACAATTTGTAATAGAGGCAACTCCGTTTGCAGTCATGGGTCCAACAAGTGCTTACGGTCCTGGATTATATGGCAATCTAACTGCTAGTGGTCAAAGATTAACTCCAAATATGTTAGGTATCGCTCATAAGACATTACCTTTAGGAAGTAAAGTTAAATTAACTGATCCTAATACTAGGAGAAGTTTAGTTGTACCTGTAATTGATAGGGGACCTTATGTTGGAGATAGACAAGCAGACTTGACAGATGCTACAGCAAGACAATTGGGTTATAAAAACTGGAAAGATTATGGAGTTAGAAATATAGATGTGACTCCAGAAAAACCAAAACCAAAACCAAATATTCCAGACTTAGGTATCAAAGTTAATATGACATTGCCAAAAATTGTACCATATAAGAAAAAATGACCTGCAATTTTCCAAAACAACTTACAAATAAGAACTTTCTTTCCCCAGTAGGATTTAAGTTTAATCTTACAAAAAGTCCCAAAGTTACATTTTATTGTAATTCAGCAAAAATCCCAGAAATTACATTAACTACTGAAATTCAACCTTCCTATTTAAAGGATTTAGATATTCCAGGAGATAAGATTTCATATGAAGATTTTAGTATGAGATTCATCGTGGATGAAGATATGGTGAATTACATGGAAATTCACAACTGGATTACTGGACTTGGATTCCCAGAAACTGCACAACAGTACAAGGATTTAATTTCAGATTCTTCAGATGTAACTCAAATAATTGATCCAAAAAAAGCATTTAGTGATGGTAGTCTCTATGTGTTAGATAGTAAATTTAATACAAATATAGTTGTAAAATTTAAAGACTTATATCCAATCAGTCTATCATCTTTAGATTTCGATGCCACATTATCCGATGTTCAATACTTAACTGCTGTGGCAACATTTAAATATACAGTGTATAATATTCTAGATAAAAATAACAATCCTTTATGACCATTGAAGAAATTGAAGAGATGTGGAAAAAAGATTCTATCATCGATCCTGATAATTTACATGAAGAGTCACTAAAAATTCCACAGTTACATTCCAAATATTATAACATCTATAATATGATAACTCTACTGAGAGAACGTGCCAGAGAAACCTATAACAGGGTCTACTTAGAACGTCATAACTACTACACAGGAAAGGCACCAGCAGAGGTTTACGTGGAAAATCCATTCCCATATAAGATTCGAGAGAAAGACGCCTTACAGAGGCATATATCCGCCGATGAGAGACTCAATAAAATTGACATGAAGATTCGATATTATGATGTGATGTTGAAATTTCTTGAAGAGATTATTAAGTGTGTTTCAAATCGTGGATTTCACATTAAAAACAGTATTGACTTCATGAAATTTACCGCTGGATACAATTGAGTGAAATAAATATTCATAACTGAAATGTTATGAATGTCACACTTGGTTATATCAAAAAAGAATGAAGTTTATCTTCAAATTGAATCAGAACCTCATATTTACTATGAACTAAGAGATGCATTTCAATTTGAAGTACCAAATGCAAAATTTTCACCTGCATATAAGAATAAATGGTGGGATGGCATAATTTATATGTTTAATGTAAATACTAAAGAAATTTACATTGGACTTTTAGATAGAGTAATTCAGTTTTGCAAAGATCATAAGTATACCTACGAGTTTAAGAAAAATAATTATTATGGTCTTCCATTTGAACAAAATGAAGAGATATCCAAGGAAGGTGTAAAAGATTACGTTACATCAATTTCAAAATACACTCCAAGAGATTATCAGATTGATGGTATCTATCAAGCACTTCGTAATAATCGAAAGGTGATTTTATCTCCAACTTCAAGTGGTAAATCTTTGATGATTTATTCACTTGTTCGATATTATGTGGCAAAAAATAATAGAATTTTAATTATTGTTCCAACAACATCACTTGTATCACAACTTTATAAAGACTTTATTGATTATGGTTGGAGTGCAGAGAATCATTGTCATCTCATTTATTCAGGTCAAGAAAAAGATGATGATAATAAAGAGGTTTACATTTCAACATGGCAGTCTTTATTTAAGTTACCTAAAAAATACTTTCAAAAGTTTCAGTGTGTAATTTGTGATGAATGTCATCAAGCAAAAGCAAAAAGTATAACTTCAATTGCTACAAAACTTTGTGATGCAAAATATAGATTTGGATTCACAGGAACTTTAGATGGAATTGAAGTACATAAACTTGTACTTGAAGGTCTATTTGGTCCATCATATAAAAGTATTCGTACAGATGAACTCATTGAAAAGGGTCATGCTGCAACTCTGAATATTAAAGTACTTCTTCTCAAGCACTCACCTAAAAAGATAGAAACCTATGAAGACGAAGTTCAATATATTATTCAGAATGATAAGAGAAATAAATTTATTCGAAATCTAGCATTAGATCTTAAAGGTAATACTTTAATTCTTTATTCTAGAGTAGAAACTCATGGTGAACTTCTCTATAATCTCATAAATAGTAGTACAACAAAAGAACGTAAAGTTTTCTTTGTTCATGGTGGAGTTAACACTAAAGATAGAGAATTGGTAAGAGAAATTACTGAACGTGAAAACAATGCAATTATTGTTGCTTCTTATGGAACTTTCAGTACAGGAATTAATATTAAAAATCTTCATAATTTAATCTTTGCATCTCCATCCAAATCTAGAATTCGAAATCTTCAATCCATTGGTAGAATTTTAAGAAAGAGTGATAGTAAAAATAAAGCAACTCTTTATGATATTGCAGATGATATGACATATCAAAATAGAAAAAACTATACATTAAATCATTTAATTGAAAGAATTAAGACTTATACGGAAGAAAACTTTAATTACGACATTGTAACCATACCTTTTAAAGATTCATGAATGAGGAGTTTTATTGCACACTAAAATTAGTATCAGGTGAAGAATTACTATCTTTAGTTATGAATGATGATAATGATGGTGATCCTATTCTAATTCTTCAAAATCCAGTTACAATTAAAACAACTCATACTCAAACTGGTGTTGTTTTAAAGGTTAAACCTTGGATGGAATTATCTGATGATAATTTTTATATCATTAGATTAGATAAAGTCATTACTATGACTGAAACTAAAGATAGTAGATTAATTGAAATCTATAATCAATATATTTTAGAAAATGATTCAATGGAATCTTATTCATCTACAGGTGAAGTTAAACCATCTTCTCGTATGGGATACATCTCTACCGTAGATGATGCTCGTAAGAGTCTTGAAGAAGTTTTCAAGAAGTCTTAGAGTTCCTTAAGGGCTTTAGAGAACTTAAAGAGCCTTTATTATGTGCTTCATCCGTGACAAACCTAGTCTACTGATTTTCAGGAGTCTTGTCAAGCCCCCCTGAGTATGATACAATACGTGAACAATCAAACTTGGAGTTCAATGACATGCCAAAGAAAAAACCAGAGCATTATGTAAATAATAAAGACTTCTTAGAAGCACTCATCGTCTATAAGTCAAAGATTGAAGAAGCAGAGAAGATATATTTTGAGAAATATGATAAGTATCCACCTAAGACTGGCAATTGGGATGGTAAACCAAGAATTCCAAATTATCTTGGAGAATGTTTTTTAAAGATTGCAACACATTTATCTTATAAACCAAATTTTGTAAACTACATGTTTCGTGAAGACATGATTT